CATCTGCCACGCGACAGCAGGACGCTGCGCGTAGGCCGAGTCGAGCGTGGCCCACAGGTCGATCAGGTCGTCGGCGGACGGCTTGTAGTCCGTGGCGGTGCCACGAACACCCGAACCGGCAGCAGCGAAGATGCCCTTCGGCTTGGACGAACCGTCACCGGTAGCCAGCTCCGAGTTGACGATGGCACCGATGGCGTTACCGGCCTGCTCCGCGATGAACCCGACCACGTCGATGCCCGAGTCCTCGAGCAGCTCGCGGGACACCTTGATGAGTGTGCCGTACTTGTAGGCGTTCAGCGCGAACGACTCGCCGGTCGGGTTCGACTCTGCGAAGACAGCAGCCTCAGCAGTGAGCGACCCGGTGGAGAACGTGGACTGACGCGGAACCTTGATCTCCTCACCCGACTGGGTGGAGAGGACCGTGTACAGGTTCGGCAGGAACGCCGGACCCGTGTAACGGAGGATGACCTGCAACTGGTCGTAGAAGCCCTGGGGGACCAGCTCGGCGTCGTTGCCAGTGGTCATCTGACGCTGCTCGAACTTGGCGACGCGACGCTCACCGGAGATCAGCTCACGCAGCACCTCAGCGTCCGACTTGACAGCCGTCTGCATCGGGGTCTGCGGGATACGGAACTCGGCGGCACGAACCTCGCGCTCCTCGTCCTTACGCAGCTTCTCAATCATCGTCGTGCGCTCGTCCATGTCAGACGAAATGCGCTCGTACGTCTCAGTCTCTTCAGCAGTCAGGTCGCGGCTCTCAGCGGCAGCCGTGTCAAGAAGGGCCTTGCCCTCTTCCCACGCGCGTGCCCGAGCCTCAACCAGACGGTCGAGGTATGCACTCATGGTGATGCTCCTGCCCCACGGGGGCGGTAGATGATGTTGTCGTCGCTCTGCCGGAACCCGTGGTTAGGGTGTGCGGCTGTCCCGTGGGTAGGGCGCAAGCCCATTTATGTTACAGACCTGAATAACGGAATGCCATCAGAGTTGCTTGGCGAACAGGTCGTGATACTTCTGCTTCAACCCGAGAAGGTTCACCGGCTCCGGCTCCGACTTGGGCAGCGACTCCATCAGGGCGGCGATGATCGCATCAGCCTTCACCGGGTCGAGCGTCTCACCATCAGCCAACGCATCCAGCACCTCAGTCAGGTCGTCCACTGACATTCCGGTGCGCGTCGAGATTCTGTCCAGCGAACGGACAGCGGCGGTCGTCTGGTCATACGCCGGGAAGCCGGTCACCACAGACACCTCGAACAGTTCGACCTGACGTAGCGTCCGCTCACGTCCGTCGTCCGACCAGGTGTCGCCGCCACGGGGAACTTGGAATCCGAACGACATCTTGTCCACCACACCCGACTGCATCAGCACCCGCAGGTCGTTGGCGTAGGTCGTGTCGGGAAGGTCGGCTTCGACCCTGAGTCCCCGGTCGTCCTCCTCGAGCCGGAGAGTGCCGGACCGCTTCGACGCGAGCAAGAGATTCGAGTCATGGTTGACGTACATTCTGACATCACGACGCCTGTTGCGGAGCGTCTTGCCGAACGCACCCTGCGCGATCCGCTCAACGAACGGCAGCGGCTCCGACGGCACATCGAACATGGCCGCATAGCCGACGAACGTGTTCCCGTCACCGGACAGGTCACCTGTCACCGCACGGAACTCGATGTTGCTGTTCGTCCGTCCCTGCACCGGGATGGTTTCCATCGTCACAGACCTTTCCGCCTTGATGTCTTCAGCCTTACGGTCGAACCATGCGACCGCGTCAGAGTAACGGGAACCTGTCGGAATACCCCACAGCAGATGGGCGACCGCACCCGGAGTCGGATAGCCGTCCTCACCGGGACGTGCACCTGGCGCATCCAGATCAGGACGATGACGTGCTGCCCATGCCGACACTCGGATGACCTTGTCCTCCGAGATTTCACCGGCAGCCATGCGGCGCGCCTCGGAAATGGTGCGGGGCACCACACCGTCGCCGGACAGTCCCTGCTCATGGAACGCCAACCCTTGTGTGGCGGCGTCACGGATGTAGTCGGGCAGGGTCAGTTCGACCTGACGTTCACCGCCCGGTTCCAACCCTTCCGCCAACGACAGGGCCACCATGTGGTCGATGGCTTCCTGCTTGACCGTATGGCACATCAGCAGTTCGCCGTCTTCCTTCTCCAGCGCCCACCCGTCACAGTCCGGGTTGGAATCCGAGATGTAATACGGCATCAGACGCCCTCAGCCGGGGCCTGCAACTGCACCGACGGCAGACCTGTCGCAGTCAGCCCGACGATCCCGGCGACCTGCGCGGCAGACTCAGGGGTGAACCCGGAGATGACCAACTGCTGCACGATGCTGGCCTTACGTTCAAGCGTGGCCGTGTCGGCGTCGGTCAACGGCAGGTTCTGGATGGGCACCCGGTAGGAGTCGCCATCCTCCACCGACCGCATGTCCTCGAGCGCCCGCACGTCGTTCACGCTCATGTATCCCGCCAGCAGGGCGGTGGAGTACGACTGTGTGCGGGTGGCAAGGTCCGACCGGACCAGCGAGTTCAGGTTGAACTTGATGAACGTGTCCGAGTTGGAAAGCAGCGACGTGAACGCATCCTCCAGCAGGATGACGTACGGCTGGATGGTGTGCTGCATGAAATGCAACTGCTGCTGCTCGACGCTTGCGTACGACATGGCACCAGGGGTCGTCACCCCGAGCGCGAACAGGGGTACGCGGAACAGACGGGCAACCTCCTCCACCGCAAACTGGCGCTCGGCCAGCAACTGCGACTCGGACGGGTTCACCGTCGTCGGTGTGAACTTCGCACCGCCATACAGGACGGCAGGACGGTGGGCGCGACGCAGCCCCTTATGTCCCCCTTCCCATGATGTGACCAGTTCCTTCGCCTGTTCCGACGTGATCTCCCCCGGCCATTCGATGACCCCCCCGGCATACGACCCGTTGCCGAAGAAGGTGGCGGCGAACTGCTCAAGGGCGATGCCAAGACCGAGCGTCTCCTTGGCCTTGTCAATGCGGGACACGCCACGCAGACTGCCGGGAAGAAGCAGCTCAGTAATGTGCAACATCTCGTCGCGTGCCAGGACGAACTGCCGCTCAGACCCACGGTATTCGTACTTCAGTTCACGGCCCTGCATGACCACATGCACGTTGGCCGGATTCAACACGTCCAACGACAGGATGACGCCGCTGGTATCCCGCACAATATGCACGAATGCGTTGCCATCCAGAAGCAGCGACACCATCACCTGCGAATAGAACGTCGTTCGCGGATGCAAGGAGTTCGGCTTGGCAACCCACTCTTCACGCGGCCTGTACGGGAACCGCTGCCCGTCACGTCGGATGTACTGATCCACCGGCAAGGTCGAGATGGTGTCGGCAATCAGCCGGGTGCAGGCGTACACGGCAGACAGACGTAGCGACGTGTCCTCAGAGACGACCACCCCGGACGATGCGGGCCGTTCGAACAGGGCACCGGACGCCCACAGGTTCTGGAATGTGCCGCGTCGTTCGAGAAGCCGTCCCAGCATCAACCTGTCCGTTCAACAGCCAGCCCGAACGCGAGCATGGCGACACCGGCAGCAATCAACCCGGCCCACAGACCGACGGCAATCGTCAAACCTGCAACCACGGAAATGATACCGCCAACCTGCAATGCCAACGCTAGATAACTGCTCATACGAACAGCACTCCTGCTTCGACCGGACGTGACGGGTTCTGGTGATGCCATTGTGCTCTTGTGAAAGCGACGATAGCGGCGACGATGGCATCGATCTTGCGCGGAGATGACTTGGACTCTTTGGTTACGAAGGCTCCCTGCGCCGATTCCTTGAGCACGGCATTATCGCAGTGGCGCTCGAGGCCGGGGTGCCCGTCGTGAGTCAGACTGTCTGTGGTGGCTGCCTGGTAGAACGCCGAACAGGCCGCAGCCATCCGCTTCCTGACGTACGTCTCGAACCGGACCACCACATCCCCATAGTCCTGCTCCCACTCCTCAATCTGCCGGGACCAGTAGGGCGGGTCGGCAGAGAGCTCGAGGA